CAAAAAAACCCGCGCGATGGCGGGCTTTCAATTTTCTAGGTGTCTGCTCAGATCGCGCGCCGTTAGAGGTCGAGTTTGCCGGACCTCTCTTGCCTTTCCTCTTCAGAGGAACCATCGGCCCGGAGACCATCAACGTAGCCGCGCATGACCACGTATGGGCGCATTAGTGGGCTAACAAACCTGTAGCGCCACCTGCGATGTTGTCCATCCCGTACAAACACCGGACCACGGTCCGGTTCACAAAAAGCCTTCAGGTGTTGGGCAAAATTCGCAATATCGATATCGCGGTTGAGGATCTGGCTTAGCGGCTCCCGTACTGCCACAGGCGTAAAACATCCTAGCTCATCAAGCTCCGCAAGCGCGCACGCAAGCAGGACCTCTCGATAGATATTCCCAGGCTGGTGACTCTTCGTCGCTGCATAATAGTCGCGCTTGATCGATTCGTGCCATTGATCTAGCGAAGCCTCGATGCCTAACCTGACGTAGCCGGCATTGACAACTTCGGAGCCCGCGCGAAGCGCGGCGTCCGAGCTATGCAGCCCAAGCAAATGCGCCACAAATGGCACGCCTTGGGCGAGTTCAATAATTCGTTCTTGTGCTTGGATGTTGAAGTTTATTCCAAGCACTTGGCTGCCCTTATCCAGAATCTGCCGAATCTCGTCGGAAGACATCCTCGGCATTGGAATTTGGACCAGCGCGCGTTCGATGGACTGGTGCCCTTCAATGAGCTGCTCCACCGAATCCGCGACTCCAATGATCAAAACAGTAGCATTCACACCGTAGTCTGAGAGCGCTTTGATCGTGTCCGAAATAAGCGTGGCAGATTGGCGGTCTTGGATGCGATCGAACTCATCTAGCACCACGATCACCGGCCGCTCCCTCGCGGCCGCCTCTAACAATCGACGCACGTCGTCAGGATTTGCTACCGCAGGCAGGTATTCGGAAAGTGGTGTCGTTAAGTGCTCACTTGGATTGGCGAAACCTGCTGGGGTCCGCTGTGAATTGAACGTGATTTCCCGTAGCGCCTTCCTCCAAACCGACGTGAAGGTGTCTCCGGCATCGCAAGTGACCCGAGCGACGATCTGACCATGTTGCTGGAAGGTCCGCGATGCCACGTTGGCCAAAGACGTCTTTCCAACGCCGCGCTCACCGAAAAGCACAACGTGGAACCCCCGTTGCCCGGTGGCGGTGAATATTCGATGCATCTGCGTCAGGCGACCGGCGAACAGGTCGGCGTTATTCACTGGTGCACCAGGCGTAAATGCCTGATTAAGCCGCATCAATTTCGCAATTACGCTGGCATCCATGGCGCATCCTCACCGGTACTTGCCGGCAATGCTAAAAGTATCTGCGCCAATGCGTCAAGTTTTGATGGAAAAGCACCAAGTAAAATGACAAATGTCCAAAGTAGATGGTGGCTACACGACCGTTGAGAGGTGCCTTGCCGCCAACACGGCCGTCTCCAGCCAGTAACCACCAAATACTTCGCGGCAGGAAAGTCGGCTGTGCATGTGGTGCAGCATGTTGCCATCGCCCAGATATACGCCGGCATGGTTCGGAACCAGATTGCGGCTGCGCACCTGCATCAGGATAAGGTCGCCGCGCTGCAGCGGCGGGGCCGTGCTCTCCCCCTTACGCCAGACCACCCGGAAGCCCGCGCCAACCAGCGCGGCATCACCGTAGAGGTTCGACTGGCCATCGTCCCACCAGCCATCGGCGCGCGGCGGGCTAGGCAGCGCCAGGCCCCACTCCATGGCGTACCAGTCGCGGCACAAGGTCCAGCAGTCGAGCAGCCCGTGCACGAACGGGCGGCCCACCAGCGGCGGCACATAGCCGGCCGGGTTGAGCCGCAGCATGTCGTTCGGCTTACCGTCGGGCATGCCGATGATGTACCAGGGCAGGCCCGAGACCTCGCACATGGCCCTGTCCTGCTCACTGGGCCGCGAGGCGGCGTCTGGGTGGCTGTGCACCACCGACACCACCTCGCCGGCGTCCTCGGCCGCGGCGTAGTCCTCCGGGTGCAGCACGAAGTGCTCGGTGGCGTCGGTCGCCATATTCCGGCACGGCCAGAAGCGCTCCTTGCCCTTCTCGATCACCACCAGGCCGCAGGCCTCACGCGGGTACTCGGCCGCCGCATGCGCGCGCGCCGCGTCCATCGTCGTGTCGTTCATGAGCGCAGCAGGCCAGCAGCAGGGAACGAACCGTACGGCAGCGGGTTATTTGCCCCGAAGCGCAGCTTGCAGGACGACAGCCGGCCGCCGCAGGCGTCCTGCGCTGGGTCGCTGGTGGGCGTGTCGTCCGCTTTGGCCACCGGCGGGCCGCTGTATCCGCAATACGGGCCGCGGTAGCCGCCGCGCTGCAGCCAGCTGCATGAGTTGGCGATGATCTTCCGCCCTGGCAGCTGCTGCTGGCCGAAGTCCAGCGCGGACGACAGTTCGAACTGCACGACCTCGTTCGTTTCGGAGGCCTTCCGTTCGATGAACCACTTGTCGAGGGGGAATTCCTGCGCCGGATCCGCGCCAGGCTGACCGTCGAGGTAGCGACCGAACGTCACGGTGCCGGATCAGAAGCGACCCCACCAGATCCTGGTAGGCGAGGCACAACGCCGTGATCTGGCCATTGGCGTTGCCGACCTGCAGCGTCGGCATCGGCGGCTTGTCCGGCGTAAGTTCGAAGCCGTCGGCCTGGATCGGCCAAGGCGAGTATTCCTGGCCCTGCCACAGGATCGTGCCCTGCTGGGTATAGCCGTGGAAGCGGAGCACATCGCCGACGCCACCGCCG